TCTTTTTTTAATTTATCTAAAAAATATCTAGGAATTTTTACATAGTGACCATCAATATAAATTTTATCAGTTGGCAAATAACTATCTTTTTTCTGCAAAAAAGCAGAAAGTCCAAGTCCCGGCTTTAAAGACATAAGAAGAAAAGGCTGTTGTTTCTTATCTTTCAATTTATTTAATTTTTGCAAATATTTAGCACAATATTTAGCAGTTTCTAAAGTTAATGGACTAACCGAAACAAAACCATGTGTCCAAATTTTTTCCAAAATTTGAGAACCATATAATTTTTCTTTTTTATTAAAAATAACTAAGTCGTTCGGTTGCCAACCAAAAATTATACAATGGAAGTGTGGTCGACGGCCTTTCGACCCGTACTCACCACAAGCAAAAAATCTAATTTTAGTAAGTTGCAAAAACTTACGAAGTCGCTTCATAAATTTTTGAAAATCGGACTTAAAAAGTTCACCAGTAGTTTTTGAATAAGTCAAAGTACAAAAACAATTTTTTTCATAAAGTGAACTTTCTAAAATTATTCGGTAAGACCATTCTGTAGACTTTTGCTGCAAACACTCAACACACTTGCCACACGGCAAATCAAGACATGTGTAGGGCAACAACAAATTTGAAACAAACATACTTCTACTTTCTTCATTTTTACAAAAAACTAATTTAGAAACTTGTTCACCGAAATCGTCAACCAAATTCAACCTAACAGCCTTTTTAGGATATAAACACATAAAAACCTCCTCAAAAAAATTCGAGAGTGTCACCTAACAGATAATTAATCAAGTATATAATCTGTTAAAAATACAATTGTTCTCTCGTAACTAGACAACATATCTAGTTACGAGAGAACAAACATTCAATATCTTTTTCAGAAACAACAGCTTTAAATCTAACATCATTGAAACAATTATCGATATCGATATCCAAAAAAATTGCATGAGTCATAATAAAACTTTCCAAACCAAAACGATCTAATTCAATATCAATTCTTGTAAAATCGCCACAAAGTTGAAAATCAAGTCTAAAATTCGAAAAAGTAAATCCAATTCCGAATTCCTCAGAATACAAACAGAAATAATCATTTTTTCTTTTTAAAGAAAATTCTTTATAAAAATATTCCATAACTACTCACCTCTCTTTCTTAATACACAAATATTGTATAACATAAAAAATGAAAAATCAAACAAAACGATAAAATTTACTACAATTTTTTTTAAATTGACAATGTTGACTACACACATTGTTTACAAATAGGGTAGTCAACATAAATATTTTATTTCAACTAACATTTAATTTTTTTAAAATCGATGATCGGTGCGGCACAACTTCTCGCTCCGGGGACCTCGCTCCAAAAGCACTCGGCTTTTAGACGCTCGCAAAAAAAGCCCCCCTCTTCTTTAGGGGGGCATGGCTCGCAAAAGCCTCGGTGGGGGGTCTAGGGAGCGACCTCCGCTTCAGTTGTGCCTCCCCCTAAAAAAGGGGGGGCAACAACATGTTTTCAAAAAATAACCCACAATTTCCCAAAAAAAGAAAGAGAGAAAAAACCAACCACTTTTTTTCTTATTATTTCAACAGTTTACCTATAATATCATAAGGTCGATTAATAGAGTCCCTAATCAATTGAAATGCTGAATGCAATGTAGTATTCATTAATGAATACATTCCAGCTGTAGTTGCTGGAGCCGAATAATTTCCAGAAGAAGCATGTGCTCCAGAACCAACCGACGCTCCAGAAGCATTCAAGAGCAATGCGGGATTATAACCGGCTTTTTGCAAGTCTGCTTTCTGGCGTTGATAAGCAGTATTTGACATGTACTCTTGCCATTTTCTATTTTTTTCTGCTTCTTCAGCATTAAAAATTTGTTGTTGTTGTTGCAATTGTTGAGTTCGATTAAATTCCAAATTGCCATTTAAAGCGTTAGCAATACCACTTCCGAATGAAGAAGTATATGCTGAATTACTAGGAAGCATGTTTTGTCCAACCATAACAGCCATACAATCACCTCACAATCTAATGATGGTCAATAAGTCCCGGTACTGAATAAGTAGGTAATGGTCGAATTGCATCTACATTATTAAAAATATCAATAACAAAATTTGGTGCTCCGCCTGAGTCCACAGAAAGTGTTCTATTCAAATAAATATTGGTTTCTCGCATGAACGTATCTCCAAGAACCGGAGCATTTGTGTAATTATCAGCAAAATGCCAAATATCAAAACCTTGATTAGCACTAGAACGAAGCATTCCGGAAATTCGAGATGGTCTATATCGTAAATCAGCCCAAGCCTCATTATATCCAAATATAGTATTAGGGTCAGCTGTCAAATATAATTCCTTAGTATAAACTGGTTGTTCACCAATATTTGAAAATACTGGGTCATAAAAATCTAGCCTTTGACTTCGAAACCAAAATTTCTCAATGCCTTGTTGATAGGTATGAAATTGTCTAACAGCCATTACTCCGATTATAAATCCATGCTCCACAAATCCTTTAGAAAAGCCACATGTTCCATTCGAAAGTGAAAAAGCCGAAACTTGAGCAAGTGGACTATCCTCGACCGAAGAAGAAGTTTGAGCAACTTGCTGCAAACTTAATGGCATTCTTTTGCCACCAAGAAACTCCGGTCTTTGCAAACGACTATCGGGACTTAATACTCCAAAATGCTCTTGCAAAACTTCTGTATATCGAGTACCACCTCGCGCATCTTTTTCAAGCAATTTTTGAGTTTGAAAAGCAATACGCAAGTCGTTGACCGAAAGTCCTAAATTTGAATTGTCAAAAATTGCTTGTAAATTTGAGGGGTTCAAATCAGGAGCACTAGTACCAGTTTCAGTAGCCTCAACACTAGACAAATAATTTTTGTCTAACAAATTATTAATAACAGCTGTATGCATTAAATTATCTGAAAAAGGAGGTTGCCAGTTATTATTTAAAAATTGAATAGGAGACATTGTAGAAACAACTACAGGAGCCGGATTTTGAGTTGTTGTTGCATAAACTGGAACACGACCTGTAAAGGGCAAGTCAACAGGAGATCCTTTTTGTGGAGCGGGCAAACAGCTCGTAAAATAATCATGTAATTTATTAATCTGAGCGGGCTTACCGAATATATTATCGGGTCCCCAAACAGCCGAATTAATAACATAATCACCTTCATCGCCGGTATCAATAAGGACTGGTTGTTGAGTGTTTTCATCTCGGAACCATTCGTTCCAAATAAGAGCGTATGCTCTAAAAGGTAAAACTGAAACAAAATTCTGATTATCTCTACCATTAGAAATAGGAATACCCATATAATCGGCTATAGTTCCTACTCCATTTTCGGAAATATCAGCCATTGGCACTTCAGCATACGTTTGTGGAGCCCAATATGACTCCTTGTTTTCACCCATAACTTGTTGCCACTTATCATAAGTCAATCGATTAGGTACAAAAAAATAGAACATATCTAAAAACAAATTATCCATGACTGGGCGTAAAAAAGGAGCGGTTGTACGAATAACATTAGTCGACTTCACTTTAAATGTGTCACCGGGATACACTTCTTGTACATAAAACGGGATTAATTGTCCCTCATTAAACATCGTCTTATGATGATGACTCAAATTAAACTTTGAGCGACTATGGAAAAGCATTGGTTTTTGCGACCATGTGAAATTACTCTTTTTTGCCATTTAAAATAACCTCCTCAAGAGTATCAAGTCTACTACTCATAATATTTAATATCTCTGTTTGTTTTTTCAAAGTTTCGTTAAAAGCAGAATAACTTTTAATGAAAAATACTAACAATATAACAGCTATAACTATTGGAAATCCATAAGTAGAAATCAATTGAAAAATCTGTTCCAAACTACTCACCTGCTTTCTTTTCACCAACACAAATAAAATTCAAATTTAAATCAAAAACTTTCTCCAAAACCGGAGCATTTACATCAATTTCCCCAAGTTGATAAAGTCGAAAATCTGTTGGAGACTCATTTTTATTCATTAACTGATTAAAATATCTTTTAGCACAATCCATGTTAACGAACATTAAAGGAGCACTCCAAGTCTTTGCAATCTCATCATAAATAATAACTAAAACATTCTTCATTATAATCGATAACCTCCTCTCGAATTTTTTCTACGCAAGTTTTTCTTATGAACTTTGCTTGCTGTTCTGCGAAAGTTGCGAATGTTCGCTCTCTTCCTCATTTTTCGTCTCGCCATTTTTACCATCTCCTTTCAAATTTTTGGCGTAAACTTCCAATTTTTGTTTTAATTGGTCAGAATTTTTTCCGAGCCAATCAAACACCTCATTTGCGGACAAATTCCACTCAAGACCAAATATTTGTTTGTAGTCTTCTGCTTTTTCATAAATTTCGGCCAAATCAGCCAAATCATAATTAACAGCTTCATAAATTTGGTCAGTTGGTGTCATGTTCGGACGACCTAAATACTGGTCAAGGTCCAAAAATTTGTCTAAAATCTTATCCAAAGCACAATTTTCAAAACTTTGAATTTTTGCTTGAATGTCAATTTGACCAACAATTTCTAATTTATGCCCATTTTTTGCCAAAGCATACTCGGGCTCTAAATTTGAAAATGATTGTGAATAATCAAAAATTTCATAATCTTTTTTAAATTTCATGTTTCAAAATCCTTTCTTTCTTTTTCCGAAGAAGAACTAATTCTTCTTCAGTTTTTTTCATTATATCACCTTTAATTAATCTATTCAATCGATTTACTTCTATCTTTTGCAAATCTTCAACATTTGCTTCTTTTTTTAATTTATCTAAAAAATATCTAGGAATTTTTACATAGTGACCATCAATATAAATTTTATCAGTTGGCAAATAACTATCTTTTTTCTGCAAAAAAGCAGAAAGTCCAAGTCC